TACAGATTGATGAACTCTCGGCGCATCTCCTCGGACGAGAAGCACCAGCGATTGCTCTCGCCCCGAACCTCCGGCACTCTACCGAAGGGACCCCAACTCGACTCGGTCATCTGGTCGGGTCGGGGCTGGCCTTCGATCTTGCGGATCACGTGGTAGGGATACTTATCGCGTATCCGTCGCATCGCGGCCTTCGGGTTGGTTACAGTAGGCATTTGTCTTCCACATCGCTCAGGCTGATCACCCAGTGGATGTCCTCGTCATCGTGCCAGATGACTCCGCCCTGGTCGGTGATCCAACACAGGCGGACGATGCCGTCATCCTTCTCGGCGCCCGGCCGAACGAGCAGATAGTCCGTATCCTTCTTCATCAGACAGGTGGCTGGTTTCTGTTTCATGTTCCTTCCTCCAATATCTTGAGCACTTTCCTGGCGAGGCGCCGCGGATCATTGTGCCCCTCGGCGATCTTCCGCAGTGCAGCCTCGGACTCGGTGCGGTAGCGGTTCGCTCGATCCTGGTTGGCTGCGTTGATCTGGCGAATGCGCTCGCGAGCCTCGGACTCACGCTTCCACTTAGCGTGTCGCTCGTCTTGCTTCTTCTTGATGTTCACCGGATCGTGCTGGAAGCAGAACTTGCTGCCAGGCTGAGCTTCTCGCGTGCAGCCGTAACGCGACCAGCCACCCTGTCGTGTAGTTGCGCAACACTTCATGTCGTCCTCCTATGCATTGACACTATCGACTGCGGTCGCGTCATGCAACAGGTTTCTTGACCTTAATTTTGTTGGGAGTGCGCGTGTCAATGCACGTCAGCTCGTCCAACGTCTTGAGCAGCTGGAGGTACAGGTCCTTGTCCACCACGATGTAGGTGCCAGGTCTGACCTTGCTGATGTCCACAGGCTGCTGCCTGCTGACGCGACGAGCGCAGATCATCATGCGGATGTATTCACGAATGCGGATCATGCGAGGTCCCACCTATGCAAGTCTGTAGCTACGGGTAGCTGGGGTTTGCCCGACTTCTTGTCTCGGTATAGGTACCGGAACGTGCAGGTCTGGCCGATGAGTCCGCGACGCTTGGCCCACAGCCGCTGCATGTCACTGAGGTCACCGCGAACACCGGCGGAGAAGCCGATGCCTTTACTGTCCACCAGTCCGACGGACTTCACCGCACCACGCCACGCACCATTGCCTTCCTCCACCGAGACGATCTTGGCCTCCTCGTCGAGAAAGTCCTTACGCTTCAGCAGGCTGGTGGAGCGCTGGAACTGGTACATGCTGCCCATGCGCCTGTGCATGGAACCCTCGTAGCCGAGCTTGCAGTATCGCCGGTGCAGAAAGTCCACGTCCTCCTGCTCCTCGCACAGGTCTGTCCGCACGATCTTGATATGCTCCGAGAACCCGACGATGCGCTGCAGTCTCGCCAGACGATCCTCGTACGGCTCACCGATCTGGTTCGGAATGTAGTCGAAGATATGGTACTGCAGCATCTTGCTCTCCGGCGTGGGCGACTTGAGCCTCGCCAGTCCGCTGATCTTCGGCAGCGTCCAGCCGTGCAGGTACAGCTCACCGTCCAGTGCAGTGATGTCCTTGTACTTGTCCACCAGCTCCACCACGTCCCGCCGAATGTGCGGAATGCTAGTGAGCGCGGAGTTCTTGCGCGACCACAGGCCGTGCTCCGTGCCGATGCACCGCACCCCGTCCAACTTCGGCTGCACATAGAACGGCAGTGCGAGCTGGCGCTGCGGGTACTTGTGCGCCAGCATCGGCGCGAAGAACCGCTGCGGCGGGGGTTCCTTGCGGCCCGCACGTTCCTTTTCCCATCTCCACCCAAGCCTGAGCCGCTTGGTGTACAGGGCCTCCAGCTCGAACTCGCACTGGTGGTGTTTACTGCGGCTGCGGTTTTTCCTTGGGTGGGTAGGCTCGCTGGTACGTACCTGTCCACCATACACCTGTGAGTAGGTCTGGTAGTACTGGCCTTTCACTTCGCCCCACCAGAACCGCCATACGCCGCGGGCATCCTTCTTCTTCAGCCGGTTAGTCATTGTGCTTGTTCCTTTCTTGCTTGATGATGTACTCACCCCAGGCGATATACGTGTCCAGATGATCGTGGTAGAGGTGAGTGTATTTGTCTCGTTCGCCTAGTTTGCGGGTATCCCTGGCACCGGCGATGAGCTGACTGACGCACCGGGCTAGTCTGCGCGTGGCTTTCTTGCCGGCGTGGGACGAGAGCTGGTATCTCAGCAGAGCTTTTCGACTCAGACCGCTCGCTCTGGAAATGTCTTGGATCGTCATACCACTGGCTAGTAGAAATGCCAGCAGAGAGTTCGTGACATACGGTATCCGCATCGCCAGAATATGCGTGTGAAGTTGTGTCTTGTCGAAATCTCTCATGCGTCCCCACGAACACGATGTAGCGTTAAGTGCTGGAAATGTAGCGTTTTGTGAAAACGTGACATTCGTGCTTTTTGCGTGTTTGCTATAATTCACCAAATCGCCTTGAATACAACGCTTAAATACTCCTTATTATAAGTCATTGAAATATATAAATAATTGATTGTAAAATGGGTTAACGGATATAAGAGATGGATAGCTAGACATATATTAATTAAACGCTACGGCTGTTCTGGCGGTGATGAAATATGCTGGAGGATCAATGAGTTAAGCAATATGTTCGCTAGAAACCAGGTAAGTCAATCTGTAATGTCAAGGGTGGTTTAGGAGGTGAATGATGAATGATATCAATGCTTTGGGGTTGTATCTGAAATTGGGCTTGAGAAAAGAGGGGCGATTATATGAACGTGAATGCATGAATTGGCGGTGGACCAGGGGCGGCCAAGTGGTCGGCCATTCCATAAAAGGTCCAGCAGCCGTACCCATCCAATCTTGTAAGCAAGAAATCGGATATTAACCTTGTTAGAAATGCGGGTTGACGAGCGTTCCCACACTCTCTAGAGTAGGATCATCGAAACAAGGAACGCAGTGATGCAACTCTACACCGTCCACGACACCAATCACGTCTTGGAAATGATCGCGCCGCTCAAGACGATCCAGCAAGTCTTCCTTCTCCACAAGGATGCTGTCGCCAGGATCGTCCGCGAGACCGATGCGGGCAAGGACTGCGAGTTGTACCAGCGCGGTCACCGCCATATCGTCATGAAGGTCGAGGATGTCCGCTATGATCGTGCTGAAGCATCTCTGCCGGGAGTTTGATATCGAGCCGCGCAACCTCCGCAGTATTCTCCGACTTCACTTCCAGAACAAAGGACGATGGGAATGGCCAGACGAAAGCAACAAGCAGCTGAAAGAGATCCGAGCTCTCCTGACGCGCATTCTCCCTCATCGCCGTCGAGGCCGCCCGTCACTTGCCTCTACGTCTATCGGGGAGAAAAGCGATGCATCGTCAGTTGGGCGACGTTCGAAGGAGCAGCCGCGTTCCTCGAGTACCTCGTCAAAGACATCGAAGACCCCTCGGCCTTCCGCTGGATCAAGCACAGCGTCACCCGAAGGACTGGCCTCGTCTGGGACGGATACGGCCTCAGAGTCGAAGCCGGCACGGAAGCCGAGCTCGAAACGCTGATCGAGACCGAGACCGACTGGGTGCTGCCGGAGCCGTACCGCGGTATGATCACGCAGCTGTGGTCTGACAAGGTTCCCGAGCCGGACGCGCACTCCAGCGAGGCTCGTGCTGCGAGGAAGGCAGAGCGGGCGAACAAGGAACCCCGGGCACCGAAGGAGAAGAAGTCTGCCGGGCGTCCGGAGGGCTGGCTCCACGTCAGCGAAGTCATCGACTGTGAGCCGTCGCATGCTCGGGCTGCGCTGAGGAAACTCGGGTGGGAGAAGCCAGACTTCGGCTGGTGGTTCGATCCTGCGCGCAAGGCTGAGGTAGTGAAGGCAATCAAGGGAGCGTTGAAGTGACAGACAGGTACCAGCAGCAACTCAACCGCCTGTCAGTAAACCCTGGGGGCGCGAACCGGGTGGGTGGAGCTGGCGTTTCGAGAGCTGGCGTTTCAAACGCTGGCGCTGGCGGTTCGCCGAGCGAGGTGACTCTGGAGACGGTGAGTCGAGAGTTGTACGAGACTTGCAAGGACCTGTGTGCTCGGAGGAACACGCTGCTCGAGAATGCCGAGAAGCTCACATACGACAAGCGACTGCAGGGTGAATTGCTGTCACGGGCCAGACACCTCGATGCGCGAGCGCGTTCGATCCTGTGGGTGGTCGAAAAGGCAGGCTTGCAGAAACTCGAGATGCAACTCGATCCGTTGGTGACGCTTCCCTCGCGTCATTTCATGATGCTCTACACGTAGTAGGAACGTCGAGCAGGCATCTAGAGCGTTCGCGATGCGTCATTGCGTTGCGAGCGCTTTCGTTTAAGCCTGCGACGATCCTGAAAATTCGCGGATTTCTGGGCAGCCCAACCTGGCAGCAAGCCCAAGTGGCAGCGCGAGTTTTGGCAGCGCGAGTTTTCAAATTAGTTTGCATTTGATCGACCCGTTAATGGTAAACGTTAATGGTTAATGGGTTGCATTTGATCTATTAACCTTGTTCATTAACGTCCATAATTAACGTTAACGGCCGATGTCGATGCCACCCGCTCATTAACCACTTGTTAACCATTTCTTGATTGATCGATTGCATTTCCGATCCGCGTTGCGTAATATCAATCATCGAAACGCAAACGAATGTGAATGACATGTCCATTTACGAAAACGAAACGACGTATCTTCGCGATGCATTCGACAACGTGATGCGCGCGACATACAACGTTGAAATCTCGTCGTTTGTCATCGCGTATGACGATGATGAAATCATTCGCGTTCGCATCAATGACAATGACGAATACACGTTCGCATGCGCAATCGGATCGGATGATGATGAATATGAATTTCATCATGCGTCGTTCGATGATCGCATCATCATTCGCATACCTTTGTATATATCGCCCGAATGATTTGTTAACCTTGCCGCGCGATGTCGATTGCGTCGCGCGCGCAATGTGCGATGATGTCCACATGAAAACGAACCCACACACCGACCTCCGCCTCGCGATGACATTTCCGCGTTATGATGCGACGATGCGTTTCCGTATCGTTTACATGACGCGCTTCAATGAACGCCGCATCGTGTCGCATTTGACGTATCCCGACGCGATGATGCGCGCCGACGCGATGCGCAAACGTTCCTATTCCGTAACCATCGAACCCATGATGTGACCCATGATATACCTCGCGACATATGCAACAATCGCCGATGCCGACGCGATCCGATCCGATTTGCGATATGATCGCGAAATCCAATTCCAATTGAATGTGACGTTGTATTCCGCAATTGTCACGCATGACCTTAAATACTTGTTAACCCGCGTCATCGCTCAAATCGTCGACGAAATTGACGATGATGATCCCGACGCCCCGAACGTTGTCGACATCCGACACTTGCCCGAACATGAATTGTCGACCGTCGACTGCCGCATGTTCTGCGTTCGCGTCGACAACGCCCCGTTTGCCGATTTGATCATCCGCCGCGTTAACGACTGATTAACCATATCCGCATCGATGTGTTGCGTTGATCGAACCCGCATGCGAATGTGTGACATCGATCAACGCAAACGATGTGTGCAACATGACAAACGAAACGCACCCCGAACTTTTTTTGACGCTCCGCACGTTGCGCGATTTGTTGACGCAAACGCTCGACGCGAATTTCATCTCCGACTCCGCGTGCGACATGATCGACTCCGTTTGTCATGACACGCAACATGCGATTGCGTCCGCATACAATGACGATGACGAATAATTAACCCTGTCCACGATCATCGCGTGACATGCGTCTTGTGTCATGCGATGATCATTCATCGAAACGTTGATGTGTGATCCATGCTGAATTTCATTTTGAACCTCGTGCGTCGTCAACCGCGTGTTCCGTCGCACATCATCGCCGCCGTTATCGCAACCACGTATGATCGCAATGATCGTCGTGAATGGATGGGATTTTAATCAAATGCGACACATCATGCTCGCCCTGTGCATCTTTCCGAACCTCGTGACGATTGCGCACTCCGCCTCGAAACTGACGATCAAACGCGACGACGACAAAACCGTCTCGATTGTCACGCGCGAAATCCGCGTCAACGTGCTCGACGTGATGACGCATCGCCTGCGCGAACCCGCGCCTCGCAATGCGTGCGACACGCCCACGTCATCCGCGTTTGAAATCGTGTCGCGTCACGATGTCAAATGCGTCGGGATCGTTCAACGTTAACTCAAATTGCGCATGTGTCCCAAAACGACACCTGCGCTTTTTTGCGTCTTCACGATCCGTTAACGTTAACCGATCATGAATGAACCATCACTTCACGATCCGTTAACGTTAATCAATCGTATTTTACCTTTACGATCCATTAACCATTTCTTGTTTTGTCGATTGCGTCGTTTCCGATCCTGTGCGATAAATGATCATCGCAATAACGCGATGACACAAACGAAGGAAACACATCATGTCGCGCATCACGATCGCCTCGCTCGTCAATGAATACAACGCCCTCGCTGCGTCGTTCGATGACGTGAAAACGATGTCCCCGAAAACGTCCCTCGCGCGTGCGACGATCATCGAACGCCTCGACGCCCTGCGCGAACGTGCTGCCGCGACCACCGAAACGATCACGCTTGTCGAACTCGCCGCGCGTCACAACCGCAACGCGAAATCTGTCCGCGCTCGTTTCCGCGCCCTCGCGCGTGATCCGAACGTCACGCTGCCCACGCCCGTCGCGCGTCATACGTATCGCGTCGCTGACATCCCGCGCCTGATGCCGTATATCGTGCGCACCGACGCCTGATCAATCGTCAATGTCAACCTGCGATGCGTGATCACTGCGATTGCGCATCGCATTCATTACGGATATATACAATGTTCGGAAAACGTCGATTGCCTGCATTGCGCGTTGATCACGATGCGCCCGCGCATGTATACATGATCCATTACGTTGAACACGATCATGTCATCGTATGTGATGCGCCCAATATACATGCCGCATCAACGTTCGCCCGCAATCATATGCATGTATTCGCGCCCGATGATGCGCGTTCATCGCGTGATATGTTGTATGATGTGGATCGTATATGCGTGATCATATATGGACGCGATATGCAATATACATGCAACATAATGCGCATGCCCGTGCATATGCATAATACCCGCGCGAACATTACGCTCGCCGCCTGATGCGAATACGCTCGCGCCCCGATGTCGATTGACATTGCGGGCGCATTCGCATTATTCGTGATGTCAACCCGTAACCGTGTCCCACCCTCGGATATGGTTAACGTTTTGTCCGCCGACAGGCCCCACGCGAACAGCCAAGGCCAAAACCCCTAACCCGCATTTTGGAGAAGAAGGTGGTCCAAAAGAGTCTTCTCGCAATGGCGTCCGATCTTGAGCCCTTCGTAACTGTCGAGCTCCCCACCGAGACCAAGTTCGGACTGTTCCTCGAATACCTCATGGACCATGGAGATATCACACAAGCCTGCCGACAGGCAGACCTCTCCCCCAAGTCCATGCGCAAATTCCGTCGCGAACATCCCAAGGCACAGGCTGCCTTCCAAGAAGCACTCGATATCGGCACTGACCAGATCGAGGCAGAACTCCACCGTCGTGCTGTGACCGGTTATCTGGAGCCTGTGTTCTACAAGGGACGCAGAGTTAATACGGTCAGAAGGAAATCTGACATTCTTCTCATGTTCCTGCTCAAGAAGCGGAGGCCCGAGTACCGTGACAACTACGCTCCTCCGCCCGAAGACCCAACTCTCCACGACCTCGAAAGTCCGGCAGAGAAGATCGCTCGCCGACTTGACGGCATCGCTAAGCGCCAAAGAGAGGAGTAAGGTCCTCGGCGACCTCTCCGAAGCTGAACTCACCGCTCTCGATACGGACTGGGCGTTCTGGGGTAGACCCGATCAGCAGCTTCCGCCAGAGCCGTGGAATATCTGGCTACTGCTCGCAGGCCGAGGCTTCGGTAAAACAAGGACCGGAAGCGAAGCCATTCGTCTCTTGGTCGAGGGCAAGACCCCGCTCTCCCGTGGTCGGTACTCCAAGGTCGCGATCATCGGCGAAACTGCCGCGGACGTTCGAGACGTGATGATCGAGGGACCCTCCGGGCTGCTCACGAGCACACCCAAAAGCCACCGCCCGCTGTACGAGCCGTCCAAACGTCGCATCACGTGGCCCAACGGGGCTTATGCCTCTCTCTACAACGCCACCGAGCCTGACCAGCTGCGCGGGCCGCAGTTCGATCTTGCCTGGATGGATGAGTTGGCCAAGTGGCGGTACATGCAGGAGACTTGGGATCAGCTGCAGTTCGGTATGCGACTCGGTACGGACCCCAAGCAACTGATCACCACCACGCCGCGGCCTCTCCCGCTGATCCGCGAGATTATGAAGTACCCGCACACCCACATCACCCGTGGCTCGACCTACGATAATGAGAACAATCTCGCGCGGAGCTTCTTCTACCAGGTCGTGGAGAAGTATGCCGGTACCCGTCTCGGTCGGCAGGAGATCGACGCGGAGATGCTGGAGGACGTGCCGGGTGCGATCTTCGCCAGGGATGACATGGAGAAGAACCGCCGCATGGCCATCGAGGACGAGATGACTCGCATCGTCGTCGCGGTGGACCCGTCCGGTACGGCAGGCTCGGAGTCCCAAGATGCTGTGGGCATTGTCATCGCCGGGCGCACCAGAGACAAGCACGCCTACGTGATGGACGACCGCACGATCAACGCCTCCCCGGAGAAGTGGGCCCGTCGTGCAGTCGAGGCGTACCACGAGTTCGATGCGGACGAGATCGTGGCGGAGTCCAACTTCGGTGGCGCGATGGTGGAAGCGACCATTCGCTCTGTGGACCCGACCATTCCGATCCGTCTGGTGCATGCGTCCCGCGGTAAACACATCAGAGCTCAGCCTGTGGCGTCTCTGTACGAGCAGGGTCGAGTTCATCACATCGGGCAGTTCCCGCAACTAGAAGATCAGTTGGCGTTCTTCACATTCGAGGGGTATATGGGCGATGGATCACCGAACAATGCCGACGCCGCGATCTGGGCGCTGACAGATCTTCTCATCAAACCCATCAAGAAATCCACATCTTCGGAGTTTTAATCGTGACGACCTCAACCACACAGACGCAGCCCAACCCGGGCGCAGAGTCCCACAACTACCGAGAGATGTCGGAGAAGTGGGACCTTGTCGAAACTCTCATGGGCGGCACGCGCGCGATGCGCAAGGCCAAGCAGAAGTATCTGCCCCAGGACGACAAGGAGTCGGACGCAGCGTATACCGCCCGGCTCAATCGCTCTTTCCTGCTCAACGGGTTCAAGCGCACCGTCAACGCCATGACCGGCAAGGTGTTCTCCAAGCCGATCCTGCTGAAGGAGGACGTGCCCACACAGGTCCAGGAGGTCTGTGAGGACATCGACCGCGAAGGCCGCAAGATGAACCTGTTCGCCGAGGAGGTCTTCAACACGGCGATGCAGTACGGTCTGAGCCACATTCTGGTCGACATGCCGCCGAGCGATGTGCCGAACCCGACTCTGGCGGACGACCAGCGGCAGAAGCGTCGCCCGTACTGGGTGCATATCAAGCCGCGGCAGCTCATCGGCTATCGCAGCAAGAAGGTCGGCTCGCTCCAGGTGCTTACGGGCATCCGCATCCGCGAGGAGACGATGGAGGAAGACGGCGACTACGGTGAGAACGAGGTGGTGCGCATCCGCGAGATCACGCTGGACAAGTGGACCACGTTCACCATGAATGCCGAGGGCGCCTGGGTGGAGGAGCAGTCCGGGCCGATGACGCTCGGCTACATCCCACTGGTGACGTTCTACACCAAGCGAGTCAACTTCCAGCTTGCCGATCCGCCGCTGGAGGACCTTGCGTGGATCAACGTGGCGCACTGGCAGTCTGCCTCGGACCAGCGCAACATTCTCCACGCTGCTCGCGTGCCGATCCTGTTCTCCTCCGGACTCGGCGAAGATGCGGACAAGCTGATCATCGGGCCGAACCGGCACATTCAGGGTCCGGAAGGCTCGGACATGAAGTACGTCGAGCACACCGGCGCGGCAATCGACTCGGGCCGCACGGACCTGAACGACCTGCAGGACAATATGCGCCTGATGGGTCTGGAACTGCTCATGCCGATGAACGGCGGCGGGCAGACTGCTACGGCGAAGAGCCTGGACTACGCGGACATGAACTCGCCGCTGCAGTTCATGGCGCTGAGCTTCCAGGATTGTCTGGACCTGTGCCTGTACTACACGGCGAAGTGGCTGCGTCAGGAAAAGGGTGGTCACACCAAGGTCAACACGGACTTCGGCATCACCCTCAGGGATGCGGCGGACGTGCAGGGTCTGATCCAGGCGCGCATTGCAGGCGAGATCAGCCGCCAGACATTCTGGGCGGAACTGAAGCGCCGCAACATTCTCAGCGAAGACTTCGACGAGGCCACAGAGTTGGGGCTCGTGGAAAAAGAGGAGGAAGAGGACGCGGCGAAGGCCCTGGAGATCGCGGGTGCCAAGAGCACGCAGGCAATCAAAGGCACGGGGGTTGGCAATGACAAGGTTCCCGGTGGTGCGCCAGGTGGCGTCCCGGGCATCGGGAGTGACGTGAAGTGAGCGAAGATTTCTCCAGTCATCCGCCCACTATGGGTGAGCTCCGCGCAGAGAAGACCGGTGTTGCGCGGAGTTGGTCACCGAGGGATGTCCTGATCAGCTTGCTACGAGATATAGACAGCGGCGCCATCGAGGTTCAGTCCCTGGTCATCGTGGGCGAGACGCCCGACTCGTACTTCGACAAACTGGCGGTGCCCGACACGGACAAAGCCATCGCGTTGATGTATCGGGGTCTCAATGCGAGGTTGAACCGATGAGGGAGTTCTACGAAACCATACGTCCGCTGATCAGATCGACCGTTCAGCAGAACGTCAGCGAATTGAACGCAACCGGCGACGCTATCGCGATTGCCTTGGCGTCCAGGAAGCTCACAGGGCGCCGGGACGCGCTAATCGCCGCCAGGACTATCGCTTTGATACGTTCTGGCGCCTGGAGCAGCGTTGCAGTAAATCTGCACACGATGGCCGACACCATCACGAGGCAAGGCACCAGTTACCTCGTCACGAAGCTCCGCACCGTCCTCGCAAGCAATGCGATGGACTACCTCGAAGACCCGTTCCTCGGATGGAACCTAGCCCTGTGGCACAAGGCCGCCGAGGTACGGGAAGCT